CAGAAACGCAAAAAAAAAGACTTGAGGACACCTTAGCTGTGACAGCCCCGGCAGATGCACCTTCAAGGCAGTTAAGCAATGAAGAGCTAATGGCAAAAGTCCAAGGTCAAATTGCTGAATCTAAAGAGCCTGTTATTTCTGATCCAGACATACAAGATTTTCAAGTTGAAGTTGATCCTGTTGAAATGGAAGCTGTTGATTTTGAAGGCGGTATAAAGACACCTATAGATACAGAAATAGCAGATTTTGATATTGCTCAAACAAATGAGCAACGTGCCTTAGAACAAGACTTTTATGATTCTCCAGAAGCTGTAGACAGAACTACAAAGTCCAACAGTATGCTTCCTAATACAAAAGCAGTTACTGATTCATACACAAGCTTGTATGGCAAGTCCGGTGAGGTTTACGGTAATAGAGTCCAGTCTAAATTTGGCAATGAAGATGAATATGACTATGCCGTATTTGATGAGACATTTGATAATGTTTGGGGTGCAGCATTTCGTCAGAACAACTTTGTTCCTGCAATAAGCAGAATGCTTGAATCAATGGACTCTCAGTATAAACCTGTTGAGGGTTACGATGCTTTTAAAGATAAAGAGTTAAAGTCTCAGCTTGGTGGTGATGAAGGCCTTTGGATGTTTCGCCATAGTGCAAGCCCAGCAGAGTCACAGTTAAAGTTAGAGAGAATGAAACAGGATGCAGAAGACATGGCGTTTCTTTCTGCAACAGACATCACTGGCGCACAGGTTGTTGCATCTTTAGCTTCACCAACTACATTACTGCCACTTGCTCCTGCTAGAGTTATGAAGATGGCATCTGGTGGAAAGCGTTTTGTAGGTGGCACTGCATTTACTGGTGCAGCTTTATATCCAGAGCAAATGCTTATTGAGTCTCAAAATGAGTATCGTGACGCATCTCACTCTGCTCTGATGCTTAGTGCTTTAAGTCTTGTTGGTGGTAGCCTTGCTTATAAGTTTGGCGGTGTAAAGCGAATGGTTGATTCCGACATGCCTACTGGCAGTGGTGGGGGATTTTCTGGGTCACAAATACCTACAGATTTAAACCCAATGTCCCCAGGGCCATCAACATTTACAGTTTTTAGAGGCACTGGCGGTGAGTCAAAGATTAGTATGCCTACAACTGGTATGGCTATGGGAGATAATGTTTATTATGCTCAAAGCAAAGCTACAGCATCTATGTATGGAAAAGAAGTATCAGAAGTAAATGTTACATTTGACCAGCCCTTAATCCTCAAAACTGATGATGATTTACTTTCTGCTTTATCTGCATTTCAAATTAAAACTGACTTTTTAGATAAGTATCAGACACTCTTAAAAGCAGAAAAAGAATTTACAGCTAAAGTAGGGAAAAAAGGTTTTTTAAAAGCTAATTCTAAATTCGCAGATGTTTTTAATGATTTTAACAGGTCTTTAAATGATTCTGTTCAAGAATTGGAATCAAAACTAAAAGACTCAGGGTATGATGGGGTAGTGGTAGGTTATGGCAGAAAAGAGATTGATCCTTCTCTTGGGACTGACAGTGGCTTTACAATAAAAAACTTTATAAAATATCATCAAAATAGTTTTGATAATAATAAGTTTTTAGATAATCAGTTTAATCACGATCAGATCATACAATTTAAAAATGTAAAAGAATCTGATAAATCGTTTAGGTCAGCTGGTGCTAGTGTTTCACCAGAGCGTTACCGTCAAAGCATGTACGCTACTATGGAACAGGATGCGTTAAAAGAGACAGGTATAGGATTGGAAAAGCTTCCTTGGAATCCTGTTATTCGCATGCTTAATAGTCCTAATCCATTTGTAAGAACAGTAGCAACTGGTCTAGTTGATGCTGGTGGTATGATGCAAAAGAAGGTAGATGAAGGGCTATCTATGGATCAGTCTGTCGAGTCTACATTTAGAGCAAAGTATCTTGGCCCCCTTCGTCAAGCCCTTACTGAAGTAGACAAAACATACTTGGCTTATAGGGGCAAAGTAGCTTCCGACAGCGATATAGCCAGATCAGTTCAAATGTTAAGAACATCTGTCTCTGATAAGTTTAACCGAGCAGGAAGTCATATGACAGAAGCTCAGTTTAGAAACCGTGTGGCAAGAGCTATGCGTCGTGGTGATGTTGATAATGTTGGTGATGAAGCATCTGAGTTTGTAACAGCAGCCGCTGGTCAATACAGAAAAGTATTTGATTTAGTTAAGAAAGAAGCAAACAATGTTAGGTTGTTTGAGTCTCAGCTTACGAAAGATATTGCAGCAGCAAGAGCAGCCAATAATGTAAACAGGGTAAAGCAGTTGGAAGAAGCTATGGCAAAGCTTCAAGAGCAAGGCGTTACTGCAAACAATGCCTTGTCTTACGTTCCTCGTATTTTCCGTGTAGATAAAATCATGGAACGCTCTAGCGAGTTTCTGTCCATTGTAGAGCGTCATGCTGTTACATCTATGAGGATGTCTAGATCAGCAGCTAAGACCTATGCACAGAACGTAATGGATACTGTTACTAGAAGCAGACCCTATCTGGATCTTGATGATGCAGCGGATCAACTGGACTTTATGATAAGCCCATCTGGTGTTAAAGCATCTACGTTAAATGTTCCTGATGACTTGCTTGAAGAGTTTATTGAGAACGATATTGAGACATTGTTACGTCATCATGTTAAGACCATGGGCATGGACATCGAGCTTACTGCTCGTTATGGCAGTATAGACATGAAGTCTACTATTGATGAGATTACAGCAGATTACGGAAGGCTCATTGATGAGACTGCTGATACTGCAAAGAAAGCTGAGTTAAGCAAAAGATTGACTCGTGATTTAGAAGATCTTCGTGGTTTAAGAGATCGTGTTCGTGGAACCTATGGTGCGTCTAAAGATCCGCATCAACTGTCTAGCAGATTTGTTCGTGTAATGAAGTCATTCAATGTTCTTGTTGGTATGGGTGGGGCAATGATTTCATCTGTTCCTGATGTATTTAGAACCACAATGGTTGAAGGGTTTAGAACAACAAATGAAAAAGGATTTAAGAATCTATTTGCTGATCAGGCTGCATATGTAAAGAAGCTAAAGCAGAAAGAGTTAGCTGCTGCTGGCGTTGCCGTTGATGCTACTCTTGGATTAAGAGCGCATTCATTTAGTGATATGGGTGATTTGTTTGGATCTAGATATACATTAGAGCGTGGTCTTAATCAGGCAACTGGCGTTTTCTTTATGATGAATGGTTTAAATTACTGGAACCAGATGCTTAAAGAGTTTGCCGGTAATGTAACCATGCTTCGTATGACAGACGCTTTGACAACAACATGGGAAGCATTGTCAAAAGCTGACAAAGAAAAGCTGTTAAAGAATGGTATTGATCGTCAAGACGCCTATCGTATGCGTCAACAGATCCAGCAACACGGAACAAATGTAGATGGTCAGAAGCTTCCTAACACAGATGACTGGACTGATCCTGCAATGCGTTTAAAGTTTCGTATTGCTTTGAACCAGAATGTAGAGCGTATCATTGTAACCCCCGGAGCCGGTGATCGAGCTTTGTGGACATCTACCGAGTTTGGCTCGATGCTTACTCAGTTCAAATCATTTGGTCAGGGAGCAATGGTTCGCATGGCTACTGCTGGTTTGCAAGAGCGTGATGGTGCTTTCTGGCAGGGAGCAACATTGCTGGTTGCTATGGCTGGTCTTGTTAATGAAGTTAAGAGGGCGCAGTACGGTATGAACGACAAAGAAACATTTGATGAGAAGCTGTTAAATGCTGTTGATCGTTCTGGTGTTATGGGATGGGCTATGGACGTAAACAATGCTGTGGAAAAGTTATCTGATAATAAACTTGGCATGAGGCCAGCATTTACAGATCAGCCTCAGTATAAGCTTCCTGATACAGCAAAAGCTGGTGCTGTACTTGGGCCTTCTGCAAGTAACTTAATGAATATATCCAGTGTGATGGGTGATGTTGTCACTTTTAATGCTAATCAGGATACTCTTGATACAGCTAGGTTTGTAACTCCAGGGTCTACATTACCGTATCTCGATCCGATATATGACGGTGTTTTTGGTCAATAGATGTGAATTAACGTAATGAAGCCAACAATGTATAAGAGGATATTATGGCAACTATAGAAATAGCAGACAATGATGCTCGTGTTCAATATACGCAGGCTGTTACTGCGGATACAACACAGCTTACCATTGATTATCCATTCTTTGGCTTAGATGATATCAACGTCATTGTTACAAGTGCTGCGGGTGTTGACACAACTCTTTCTAGAGGGACTGGAACCGGCACATTTGCTGTTGTAGGCGCTTCTGTAGATGATGGTTTTTCTGGTGGTTATGTAACTCTTGGCGACACTTATAGTGACGCAGCAACCAAGTACACAATATTCAGAAACATTGCTGTTGCAAGAACAACAGATTTCCCAACATCGGGGCCATTTAACATTAGCTCATTGAATACTGAGTTAGATAAGATCTTTGCTATTGAGCAGGAACTTGAGACTCAGCTTAATAGAACTATGAAGCTTGCTGAATCTGATACGGCAGCAACATTGTCTCTTCCTAACCTTGACACTCGTAAGGGTACTGTTCTTGCTTTTAATGCAACATCTGGTCTTCCTGAAGCTGGCCCTAGTATTGGTAATGTGTCAACTATCTCAGCAATTACTGCTGACATTTCTACATTGGCTGATATTGAGGATGGCACAGACGCAACAGATGCAATTCAAACTGTAGCTGGTATTAGTGCTAATGTTACAACGGTTGCCGGAATATCAAGTAGTGTATCTACCGTAGCTGGCATAAACGCTAACGTGACGACAGTGGCTGGTGTTGCTGCTAATGTAACCACCGTTGCTGGGGTTAGCTCTGACGTTGCGACAGTTGCTGGTATTTCAGCAAATGTAACAACAGTAGCGGCAGATGGGGCTGATATTGGGACGGTTGCTGGTATAAGCGCAAATGTTACGACAGTGGCAGGAATAAGCGCAAATGTTACTACAGTGGCTGGTATTTCATCTGACATATCAACAGTAGTAACAAACATTACTGATGTTCAGAACGCCAGTGCTAATGCAATACTTGCCAAGAACTATTCTATAAAAACAGACGGTGCTGTTGAAAGCAGTAACTACTCTTCTAAAGCATGGGCAATTGGTGGAACAGGCGTTACTGATACGGCAGGTTCTGGTGCAGCGAAAGAATGGGCTGTTGATCAAAGTGCGGATGGTGTAGATGGTACAGAGTTTAGTGCTAAAGAATATGCAATTGGTATTCAGCAATCTGTTGGCTCTGCAAAGCAATGGGCTTTAGGTGGTGGTGCTTCTTTTGACACAAACACAGCCGTTGCTGGTGGTGTGTTTTCTGCTAAGTATTATGCTGAACAAGCGGCTGCTAGTGCTGATAGCGTAGATGATTTATATCTTGGCCCCAAAAGCTCAGACCCAACAGTAGATAATGACGGTGACGCTCTTACCTCTGGCGATTTATATTTTAATACTACTAACAACATTATAAAAGTTTATGATGGTTCAGCTTGGAATGATGCAGTTCAAGACACAACAGGTTTTGCTACCAATGGCTTCAGTATCGCCATGTCGATTGCCTTATAGGAGTTAATAATGGCACAAAATTTTAGACGATATACATTAAATGGAGTTGGCACTGCTGCTGCTGATATACCAGATGGAGCTAACTTTGATAGCTATGATACCATTGTGGGCATTCACATTGCTAACGTAACAGCCAACGCTATCACGGTTGAGTGCTACATCAATGATGGCACTAACGACATTCATCTGGTTAAGGATGCGCCCATAGCGGCTGGCGGTGCGCTTCAGATTTTGGATGCTGGTGCTAAGTTTGTGGTTCAGTCTGGTGACAGGCTTTATGTCAAGTCAGACACGGCTGCATCTGCCGATGTTTGGGTGTCTGCCGTTGATGCGATCAGCACATAGGAGTGACCAATGGGTTATGTAGGCAATCAACAGACTGAAGGCTTTAGCCAAGTACCAGCCAAGCAAGACTTGACAGGTGCGACTGGCACTAGCCTGACGCTGAC